TGTCACTGTTAGTGCGCCTTTTACAGCAAAGGGTTAGTAAATTGGGGTTACCTGAGCCCCCGCAGGTACGCCCCCAATAACGCCCCCTCTGTTCTTTATCTGAGGTATTCACGTGCCTATCGCGTGCTCTACAAGCGTCGTCACCGGCGCTGACGGCTTTGTCGCCTTCAAATTTGCGGGGACTGAATTCTGCCTAGTTGCAGAAGACTTCCCTGCTGGCGCTGGTGTTATCACTGTGCCCACTGGTCACCAGTATCAAGTTGGTGACATCGTTGACATCACCGCTGTTGGGACTGCAACTCTGGATGGTGGCTTTGGTACTGCCGGTGTTGTCGTTGACAAGACAGCGACTGTGATGGTCTCTGTGGTTGCTCCTGATGCAATCACCGTTGTCATCCCTGCTGACTCTGGGAGCATCACCCTTGCTGGTGATGCGACTGGCTCCGACCAGTCGAATCACTTTGAGATCAGGCTGTCTGAGTACACATCGATTTGCTCCATTAAGGAGTACTCGATGAGCTTGGAGCGGGAAAGCATCGACATTTCGACCCTGCCTTGCAAACCCTGCGAGGGCGGTTCCAGTGTCTTTGCCTCGTTCAAGCAGACAGCGCCTGGCTTTGCTTCTGGCGAAGGCAGCATGACCGTGCTGTTTAGCAAGGACACCACTTCAGCCGCTAACCGCTTGCTGGCTAACACCATGCTGCGGGATCAGGCAGGCGCCATGGCTTCGTTCTATATCGATGCTGTCTGCGGGCCTGATGGCGTAGATAACAACGCCTCGAACTACATCGAGGTGCCTATCTCGCTGAACGGCTTTGAGATCACAGTGAACACTGAGGACGCTGTTGAGGCGACCATCAACTTCGGATTTGCTGGCCAACCGAAGGTGTTGTTCGGTGTGAAGCTGTCGGGCTAATTAGCCTGGTCTAGTCAGCTTCTTATCCCGTGGCTGGCGGGGCAGGGGTTTCCGTTTCCCCTGCCCTCCTAAACTTGTTAGGTAACGGGATTTACACCATGCGTTTGATTGATCAGTTGGTTAAAGCTGTCGATATGACAGCGACTGAGAAGACCATTGATGTGAATGGGAAGGAGTTCACGTTTTGGGTCACGCCATTGACGGCTGCAGAACGTGAGAAGGCATTGAAAGAAGCAGGCGACGGCGCAGCACAGTCCAGCCGTTTTGCCATGAGCCTGATCATTAGCAAGTGCAAGGAGAAGACAGGGCAGGCTTGTTTTATTCCTGCTGATGCCGCCAGGCTGCGGCGTGAATTGCCTAGCGCGGTCTTTGATCAACTTCTAACTGCTGTGATGGGCACTGAGGAGGAAGTAGCCGAGGAGGCTGAGGACAAAAGCACCGAAGAAGCTGAGTGATCAGCTAAAGGAAGACGACAAGCTGAGGTTTCAGCTTTACCTGGCAAGCCAGTTGCACATGACCTTGGGTGATTTGCGCGAGCGGATCACGGATGAGGAGCTGTTTTTGTGGTCGGCTTATTACGAGCTAGAGCGCAAAGATCAAGAGGCAGCGCAAAGGAAAGCGATGAGCCGCCGCCGGTAGACTGGGATTACGCCTAGGGATCGCGAGTGGCTCAAGTCCAACTAGACGTTCTCTATAACGTAAAAGGCCTTGGGGCTCTTAAGCAAAGCCAGGCTGTCTTAAATGGTGCCTCAACGGCGACCAACAAAGCAGCGGTTTCTACGGCAAGGCTTGGTAAGGCTGTTGGCGGAGTCGGCGGTAAGGCAGCAGCTTCTGCTGTTGGGGTCAAAGCTTTCGGTACTGCTTCTAAATACGCATCAGCTGGCGTTAAAGCGCTAGGCGCTTCTATTGCGTCAACTCTTGGCCCGATTGCAGCTGCTACCGCAATCATTGGCGCATTTGGTGCAGGCTTAAAAACGATTGCTGACGTTGATTTCAGCGCAGCAAAGCTTAGAAGTTTGGGCGTTGACGCAGGCAAGCTGGGGAAGGAACTGCGTGGCGTCACTAAGGAGCTAGAGGGGCAGGCCAGCCAGGCCGAGTTGATGGGCGCTGCTTATGACGTGGCATCAGCTGGTTTTACAAACGCTGCTGATGCGGCAAACGTGCTGACTGCAGCGTCTAAAGGCGCAACGGGCGGCTTCAGCGACATCAACACCGTGGCTAATGCCACCACGTCTGTCTTAAACGCTTACGGCAAAAGCGCTTCTGATGCTGAGCGATTGGTTGATCAGTTCATTCAGACGCAGAACGACGGCAAGATCGTTATTGGTGAATATGCCGCGAACATCTCCAAGGTTGCGCCGGTAGCAGCTGCGCTTGGGATTGAGCTGGGCGAAGTTAACGCGATCATTTCGCAGGTCACCGCGACAGGTACCAAGGCAGAGGTTGCGTTTACTGGTCTTAAGACGGCGTTAGCTCGTTTGGCTTCTGGTGAAGCAAACAAAGCTTTAGAGGAGATCGGCTATTCCGTAAGCGCGGCTGAGCTGAAGTCCAAGGGCCTGGTTGGCGTATTGGAAGAGATGAAGGCCCAGGGAATCACCGTGGGACAAGCGTTCCAAGCGTTTGGCACAGAAGCTGGCCCAGTCATTCAGGCTGTCTTTAACGACCTGGACAAGGTCAACAAACTGCTGGAGAACCAGAAAAACTCTGCCGGGGCAGCAGCAGCTGCACAGTCACAAGCGGCCAACACGATCCAAGGGGCGTGGAAGCAGGTGCAAACGGCGTTTAGCAATCTGTTCGCTGATCAGTCTGCTTTTGGCGCAGTCATCAAGGTTGCCTTGCAAGGCCTGGCTTTTGTCATCACTGATATTGGCAACCGGCTCAACATGATCCTGGCCCCGTTCAAGATCTTTTTGCAGACGATTGGCTTAGTCGTTGGGAAGATCAAAGAGCTAGGCCTGGCATTTACGCAAGCGTTTACTGCAAGCGCTGAGTGGGAAAAAGTCAGCGCTGTTTTCAAGGTGATTCAAGAATGGATCGGCAAGGCTGGTCAAAAGATTATGGATCTATTGGCGCCGGCATTTGAGACGGCGTTGGACTGGGCTAAACAGTTTGGAGAATATGTTGGCAAGACGTTGTGGGGGGCAATTGATGGGCTGATTCAAGGTCTGATCAGGATTACAAGCATTATTCCTGGCTTGAGTGGTCTGTCACAGCAATTGGCTGAAGCATGGAACGGGTTCAAGACGGAAGTTGAGCAGGCGAATGAGGCTCTAAACAAAACCGAGGTCAAGCCAGACCTACAGCAGCAAATTAAAGATCTGCAGGTTGAGGCTGACGTTTTAGGTCAAAAGCTGCAGGGCGCTTTGGCTGCAGAAACGGCCAGCATTGATAATGCGTTGCGCGTCACGCAGGCCAGGTACGCGGCAGAGCAGCAAATCGTTGACGCAAAGCTGCAGCAAGCACAAGCAACGCTAGATGCAGCGACGACTGATGAGGCTAGGGCCACTGCTGCTCGGGAGATATACGAGCAGACAGTCCGCCAGGCCGAGCTGACTTACAACTCAACAGTTGCAGCGGCAGAGGCTGAGGAGCAGAAGCTAGCGGCGCAGGCGCGGTACATCGCCGGCCAGGTTCAGATTCAGCAGATGAAGCTGGCTGAGGCGCAGGCAGCGGAAACCGTTACCCAGGCGCATTACGAGGCCGTCAATCAGGCACAGCAAGCGCTGCAGATTGCGCAGCAGAACATTCAGGCACAGGAGCAAATCACTGCCTCAATCATTCAAGGCGCTGATGCGACGTTGCAAAAGCAGATTGAAGCTGCCCGCGTGACGATGGAGATGCAGAAGCAAACGCAGCAGCAAGCTCAAACCAATGCGCAGATTTCGCAGGGCGCAAATGAAATGGGCCGTTTGGCTTCTAATGCTGAGCGCGCACGAGCTGCTATGGGTGGCGGTGGTGGCCTTAGTGGCGGCGCAGCAATGGGTGGGACTGGTTACACCGGCGGTGGCCTGACTAGCGGTTACAACAGCGGAAGAGACGAGCATTTTGGCATTGATCTGCTTGGCATGGATCGCAAGTTTGCTGGCAGCTCAAGTAGCAAGAAATATGCAACGCATAACCCTTACAGCATCGTTGATGGCCAGATTCAGAAAATGAATGTGCAAGAGCGGTTTGAAGCGCAGCAAGCAGCTCAATTGCAGATGAAAGTTGATCGACTCAATGGCCAAAGCAGGCAAAACCAAGCTTTCGACCGTTCGTCTTTAAGCGCTGATGGCCGTTATGCACACAACTTGACTTCTGTTTGGCAAAGCGGCGGCATGATCGGCCCGAAAGGTTCGCAACGATACAGGGATTTTGAGTTGATGTATGGCGGGCATCTTGGCTATGGGACTTTTGCCGAAGGTGGTTACGTCACCGGGCCAACGCAGGCGGTTGTTGGTGAGGGTGGCGAGCCTGAGTACATCATTCCTGCTAGCAAGATGGATGGCGCCATGCAGCGGTATTCCGCCGGCATGCGTGGCTCCTCAATGATTCCTAGTAATGCTGATGTGACTGTGAACTACAGCGGCAGCACTGTTGATATGGGCGGCAGTAGTTACATCAACAAGGGCGATGTGACAGGCATTGTCAGCCAGGCGGTGAATCAAACGCTGACCAAGCTGCAGCGTTCATCTAAAGCACGTCTGACGGCTGGCCTGCGATGACTTCAGCGATAGCCGCGTTCCTCAAGGTTTACGACCATTCGCCTGTTGCTGGTGATGATGGCATTCGCTTGCTCTGGCAGAACTTCTTTGTTGGCAAGGTGATTGATGGCCATACCTATGAGTCATTTGAGGTGTCTGATCTGGTGATGAACCGGACAGCAGATGAGGGAGGAATTTCGTTGTCGATTGGAGCAACGCAGACAAACCTTGATTTCTTTGTGGCGTCTGCGGAAGCGGAAAGGCTGCTTGAGGTGACCATGTACGAAATGCAGGTCACCACATCGATCCCCCAAGACAAGAGTGGCGGCATCCTTGTCTCTCGATTTGTTGGCGAAATCATCTCTCTTGGAACCGACCTAACCTCAATAGAGGTTGAGATTGGTGCGGCCATTGACGCGATTAGTGGAGAGATCCCAGGCCGTCGCGTTACGACCAGCGTT